TGTTCTTCCAAGGCGTGTATCGCGACATCTTCCAGACGGTCGGCACGCCGGGATCGACGCCCGGCTCGCAGACGCTCTACCTGCAGGCGGGCACGAAGCTCACCGATCTCGCCACGCCGCTGCGCGGACGCAAGGCGGTACTCGATCCGCTCGCGATGCAGACGCTCGCCGGCAGCAACGCCACGCTGTTCAACCCGAACGCCGTCATCTCCGAGAACTACAAGATGGGGATGTTCGGGCGGCAGCAGCTCGGCATCGATGAGTGGTATCAGGATCCGCTCGTCCCGAACCACACGACGGGCAGCTTCACGACCTGCACGCCGGTCGTCAACGGCGCGAACCAGACCGGCTCGTCGCTCTCGACCAACGGCTGGGCGTCGGGCGCGACGACGCTGAACAAAGGCGATACGTTCACCATCGCCGGCGTGAACAGCTCAAACCCGCTCGCGTACTCGAGCAACGGCCGCCTGCAGGAATTCACCATAAAGGCGACGGTGTCGGACGTGACCGGCGCCATCGCGGCGCTGCAGATCGATCCGCCGATCATCACCTCCGGTCAGTTGCAGACCGTCGATGCCTCGCCGGCGGCAGGCGCGGCGATCACCGTGCGCGGCGCGACGGCGGCAGTCAACGGCGTGCTGACCGCGACGAGCTCGCGCCAGTCCTTCGTGTATCACCCGGATTTCGCCACCTTCGTGATGGCGGATCTGGTCAAGCCGGGTGCGGGCGCGGATGCGACCGTCATCAACTCGCGCGCGCTCCGCTTCTCGATCCGTATGGTCGAGCAGTACCAGATCACGACCGACCAGATGCCGACCAGGCTGGATCTGTTAGCGGGCGCCGCGACACTTCAGGCGCGTCTCGCCGTACGCGTGTGGGGTTAGGGAGGTAACGAAATGGCGCTTGCAAACACGACCCTCACCTCGCCGCTCGCCGTCACCGACACCGTCATGGTCGTCGCCAGCGCGTCCAGTCTCGCGGTCGGCCGCATCGGGCAGATCGATGGCGAGACGGTGCAGGTCACGCAGGGCTACGTATCCGGCAACCTGCAAGTCCCGATTCTGCGCGGCCGGGACGGCACCGCGACGGGCGCGCACAAGACCGGCGCGACGGTCACGCACGGCACCGCCGCGGATTTCGCGAACCCGTCGCCGCAGACGGTGACGACGTATCCGGCGCAGAAGGCCGAAGTCGAGATCAGCGTCAGTGCGACCTCCACGCTGCCGCTGCCGCCGGCCGGGAGCAACACCACGGTGACGCTCAACGGCACGTCGGTGATCACGCTGACGATTCCCCCGCCGGGGCGCGACATGGACGGCGACAAGCTGCTGATCCTCGGCAACGGCGTTGCCGCGCATGTGCTGACGTTCACCGGAGGCCTGGGCGGCGTGGGCGCGGGCTACACCACGTTGACCAACAACGCCTCAGGACCGACGGCGTTCATGTGCGTCGCCAACGGCGGCGTCTGGGTGCCGCTCACGGCAACGCCGATCAGCGGCACCGCCACTAAAGTCATCGCCGGCATCGCCTGATCCGCAGGCGGCACTCGCGATGGAGGCGCCGATCCTCTGGGAGAGGACCGGCGCTTCGTCAACTGAGCACTTTTTGCAAGGTCGTTGGATCGGGCTTGAAGACATGACCGCAGCGATAGCGCCCCAAACTAAAGGAGTCGAATAAATGGGGATGATCGTACCTCTGGAGTCGTCATGGGGGCGAGAACTCGCGAAATGGAACACGCCCCGCAACCGCAACATCGTGGACAGCAACGGCGACGAAATTCTCGATGAGAGCAACAAGCCGATTCGCGGTCTGGGCGCGATCGGCGTCGAAGCGTTTCCGATGATGGTCTACAAGGCGCAGAAGAACGAGCAGGGCAAAGTGCTCTGTCTCGACGTGCTGCCGCTCGCCGAGTGGTATCCGGACGAGAAGAGCTTCGCCGCCGCGTGTCTGCGCGTCGAGGCGTTCAGCCGCCGCTGCTGCCGCATCGTCGGCAACGAGCAGGAGTTGGAGAAGGCGCTGCGCGACGGCTGGGCGAAGACGGCGCCGGAGGCGCTCGAGATACAGGAACGCCTGGAACAGGACATAGCCAATGCCGCGGCCGAAGCGAACTTCCACGCGAAGCGGATGTCGGCCCGCGCGCAAGCCGAACTCGACACGGCGGGCCGCGAAACCCACCAGCACGTCACCGACGTCGTCGGTGTCCCGGCGAGTGCGCGTCGCCGACCTGTCGGTGTCACTGGTCGTCCGAAAAAAGCGCGCCGCGTCGTCGCGGAACCCGAAGGCCGTTAAGGGCTACGACGTCGATCCGATGCAGCCAGTCGTCAGACTCGATCTGCTTCCGAAGGAGACGCCGATGGCGTACACGCCGATGACCGCGGAGGAAAAAGCCAAACTCACGCCCGCCGAGATCGACGCGCGCATCGCCGATCTCGAGGCGGCGAAAACCGATCTGCTGACGCCCGTCCCACAGGAATATCCGAAGTGGGTGGAGATCGGCGGCGTCAACCAGGTCGTGGAGTCCGAAGAGGAGGAGAAAAAGAAAAAGACCGCGCACGACAAGGCGACGAAGAGCCACCTGCACACGGGCGCGGCGGGCGGTCATCCGACCGGCGAGACGAGCGGCAAGGGCAAAGGCTAGGTCGTGACGCAGCCGCTCTTCCCAGTGCAATACATCCTCGGACGTCCGGGGGCCGGCGTGGCCAGCGGCACCGGCCCCTGGGTGCCGATCGCGTGCGGCGCGCAATTGCTGACGGTGACGACGACGGGCCTCGGCACAATCAGCGCGGGCACGCTGCTGATCGAGGAAACCGATTCGCTCGAGGACAGTAGCGGCGCCACGCCGGCGCAGCTCTCGACGCTCGATCTCACGACGATCACCGCCGGCAAGAAAAACGTCAGTCACGTCGGGCCGGCGGCGTACGGGTTCATCCGCGCGCGGCTCAGCGTGGCCATCACCGGGGGCGGCACCGCCTTCGTCTCGCTCGCAGGACTTTGATGGCGGACTACCCGAGCATCGTGATAGCCGATGGCGCGAGCGCCTATTGGCGCCTGCAGGAGGCGAGTGGCGCGACGGCGGTCGATCAGGTGGGCGGGTTCAATGGTGCGATCACTTCGATGGGCAGCTATCGCGTGCCTGGCCCGTTCGCCGGGATGTACGCGATGCGCTTCAATGGGACGTCGAGCCGGATCAACGTCTCGACCGCCGCCTACCAGACGTTCGGCACCGGCCCGTTGACCGTCGAGTGCTGGGCGCGCATCGCCACCGACACGGGGGCGGGGCAGATCTTTCTCGACATGCGGAACAGCGGCGGCACCGCCGCGCCAGGTCCGCGTCTGAGTCTCGTTGCGGGGCTGAGTCGCGTGCAGGGCGTGCTGCGCGATGCCGGTGCCGTCGATAGCAATAGTCTGCTCGATGTGCCCGGCATCATCGGCGGCGGCTGGAATCACATCGCCGGCGTCCTGACGCGCGGGCCGGATCGCTGGACGGTCTACGTGAACGGCGTGCCGGGATCCGTCATCAGCGTGTCGGCAGGCGTCTCGGTCACCTCGACGTCGGGCACGGTATTGGGCGCGACGGGCGGCGGTGCCGGGCAGTGGTTGAGCGGTGACCTCGCCGAAGTCGCCGTCTACCCGGTCGCACTGACGCCGACGCAGATCGCGGCGCACTACGCCGCCGCGCTTGCGTCGATGACCGCTCTCGCGCCGGTCTTCAACGGGCGGCAGTATCTGCTCGGCACGCCGATGGCGAGCGTCTCGACGGGGACGGGGCCGTGGGTGCCGGTCGCCTGCGGCTTCAGTCGTCTGACGGTCACAACCGTCGGCCTCGGCACGATCATCGGCGGCACGCTGCAGCTTGAGGAGACGGATGATCCGCACGATGGATCGGGCGCCACGCCGGCGGCGCTCGGCGCGCCGATCACGCTGACCGGCGTCAGCGGCAACAAGAAACTCTGCACGCATCTCGGGCCGGGCGCGTACGGGTTTCTCCGGGCGCGCCTCAGTGCCGATGTCGTCGGCGGCGGCAGCATCTACGCCTCGCTGGTCGGAGTGCCCTGATGGGCACCGTCGCCGATCTCATCACGGGCGCGTTCCGCCGTATCGGCATCGTGGAATCGAACGCGCTCCCGGCACCGGAGGACATGGCCGATGGGTTCCTCCGCTTCAAGGGGATGCTCGGCCTGTGGCGGTTGCAGCGGCTGACGATTCCCTTCCTGCAGGGCGCATCGTGGCCCCTCGTCCCGACGAAGGGATCCGCCAGCGCGCCCTACACGTTCGGCCTCGGCGGGGATATCAACCTGCTGCGGCCGGCACAACCGAACGCGCTGAAGTGGTACTGGCGCGATTCAAACGTCTCGCCGGCGCGCGAATACCCACTGGTGCCCCTGACCGATGATCAGTACGCCGCCCTGCCGCTGAAACAGATGACGGCGGTCTATCCGCAGCAGGTCTACTACTCGGCGACTTTCAACAATCCGCTCGTCGGCGTCGGCTACGGGGCCGTCGTGCTCTGTCCGATCGCCACCGGATCGAACCTGCAGGGCATCGTCTATGCGCCGAGCGGCGTGGCCGATCCGGCCGCGCTGACGACGACGTTCGTCTGTCCCGACGGTTATGACCTCGCGCTGATGGACAATCTCGCGCGCGTGCTCTGGCCGGAGTGGCGCGAGAACGTCCCGATCGATCAGGAGCTGAAGGCGAATGCCGAGAACGCGCTCGCGTGGCTGAAGACCAACAACGTGCGCCCGACCGAACTCGCCATCGACGCCACTTGGCTGTCGTTCAGCGGCGGCGCGGCCGGTGACTACGACATCGAGTCGGACACCTAGCATGGCGCGCAAGGACGTGCGCGAGTCGATCGCCGACGCCATCGAGTGGCTCGCGTTCACGCAGGAGGTGTGGCAGAAGCAGCGGGACCGGGAGGACGAAGATCTCGCGTTCCAGTCCGCGGAAGGCGCGTGGCCCGACGACGTCATCAAGCAGCGCGGCCCGGTGGCGGCGGTCGGCAAGCTCCCGGCGCTGCCCGGCCGCCCGATGCTCTCGGTGGCCACGCTCGATGAACCCGTCGCGCTCGTCGCCGCCGAAGAACGCAAGGCGCATCTCGGCGTGCAGATCGCGGCGCTCGACACTGACGCCGACGACGACACCTCCGACATCCTGCAGGGGATCTACCGCACCATCGAGCGCGACTCGCGCGCGCCGAACGTGCGGAGCTGGGCGTATCAGCGCGCGCTGTGGGCGGGCTGGGGCGTCTACCGCGTCAGCAAAAAGTATGACCCGTACGGCGGGCATCCCTTCGATCAGAAACTGGTGCTCGAGCGCATCCTCTATCAGGAGCACGTCATCCTCGATGCGTTCGCGCGCCAGCCCGACTGGTCCGACATGCGGCGCGCCATGGTCATCGATGACATGCCGTGGCAGGACTACAAACGGAAGTACCGCAAGTCCAAGGTGGCGCGCGCCGGCGTCGATGGCCTGACCGCGCTGAATGGCAACTATCCGACCTGGATCGGTCTGGGCGACGGCACCGCCGCGAAAAAGTCGGTGCGTATCGCCGAAGAGTGGTGGGTGGAGATCACCGAGCGGACCTACGTCCTGCTCGATGACGGATCGGTGGCGCCGGAGGACGACATTCCGGAGGGCCGCGAGGCGGTGACCGGCGACGAGGCGCGGTCGGCGGTGCAGGAGGAGCGCCGCGTCTTTCACCGCGTCATCAACTGCCAGGAGGAACTTGAGCCGACGACCGAGTGGGACGGCCAATACATTCCGCTCATCCCGGCGATCGGCCGCGAGCTGCAGCCGGTGAAGGGCAAGCGGCAGTGGAACGGCATGGTGGCGAACGCCAAGGATGCCGTGCGCCTCACCAACTACGCTGCGTCGGGCGCGATCGAGATGGCGGCGCTCGAGCCGCGCGCCCCCTTCGAACTCGATCCCGAACAGATCGAGGGCTACGAAGACTGGTGGGCGACGTCGAACATCCGCAACTGGCCCTACCTGCCGCATCACCGGATCGTGCGCGGCCACGACATGGGACCGCCGCCGCGCGTGCAGGCCGACGTCGCGAAGATGGGACCGTCGATGCAACTGCTCGCGATGGGGCGGCAGTTCGTGCAGACGGCGACGGCGATCTATCCGCCGGCGCTCGGCGAGAACACGCCGGCGCACCGTTCCGGCCGCGCGATCAGTGCGCTGCAGGATCAGTCGCTGCAGGCGAACACGCCGTATCTCGACAACTTGGCCAACGTCTCGATGCAGTACGAGGCGATGGTCATCCTCGATCTGATTCCGCACATCTACGACCGGCCCGGCCGCCTGCTCCGCATCGCCGACGCCGATGATCCGAAGAAGAGCACGTCGGTGATTCTCAACGCGCCGTTCATGCCGCATCCGACGACCGGCCGTCCGATCGCGCTGCCGATGGACACGCCGGATCAGGAAGCGATCACGCGCGGCATGGTCGCCGATCCGCGGCATCCGGCGAAGCATCACGACTTGAGCAAAGGCCGCTACGGCGTCAGCGTCACGGTCGGGAAGGCCAAACCGACGCGCAACGCGGAGGGCAGTGACGCGCTGAGCGCGCTGATGCAGGCCGAACCGCAGCTCGTCCCGCTGCTCGGCCCGGAATGGGCGCGCTTTCAGGATTTTCCGGGGCACGACACGGTGGCGGCCTTGCTCACCAAGTTCCGCGAGCATCTGATGCCGTGGCTGGACGAGCCGCCGGGTGGCGCGCCCGATCCGAAACAGCTCGCGGTCGAGAACGCGATGCTGAAGCAGCAACTGGCGATGGCCGCGAAGACCGTCGAGGGGAAGGTCATCGAGCAGAAGGGCAAGCTCGCGGTCACCCGGGTGCAGGAGCAGGCCGAGACGGAGCGCGCGCGCGCGGCGAACGAAACGAAGCTCGCCGTCGCTGCGCTCGAGAGCAAGGTCGAGACGCTGCAGAACATGCTGCAGATCTTCTTTGAGGAGCGCGGGCGCCTCGGCACGCAAGTCCACGACGCCGTGCAGGCAGGCCTTGACCGCGGCCATGACGCGCTGATGGCCTCTGGCGAGCACCAGGCGGCGATGACGCAACTGCAGGCCGCGCCCCTCGCCGCCCCGACTGAACCGCCTGGCGCGGCCGCCGCAGGGCCGGGCGGGACGGTTCCCGCGCAGCCGCCGGGACCGGCCGACGGCAACGGAGCGGGGGGCTAAATGCGCTACCCCGGTTTCTGCGGCCCGTCGTACACCTCGCAGTCGATCCTCGCCGACGCCGAGCAGCTCGTGAACTGGTATCCCGAGCAGATCGAGTCAGAGACGGGCAAGACGCGCCTCGCGCTGTATCCGACGCCCGGCATGCGGCAGTTCTTCACGGTGCCGGAGACGAGCGGGCGCGCGCTCTTCTCGATGGACGACGTGACGCTCGCCGTCGTCGGCGGCG